AAGTATAAGGGGTAAATCATGGGATGGTGTGGAGACGGTCTTTATGATGGAGATGGCACACAAGCACTTCATTATGACTTTTTACAGCAGGCAAAATGTGCCACTGAGGATGAGATATTTGATAACGATTGGCTAGGAAAGAAAACCTTAATTCCAGAAGACCGTATTCCTATATTCGAAAAAAATATAGACCTAGTTCTGAAAAAAATGCCATATAAAAAATTCTGGAATGAAGATATTGCTTTAGAGTGGCAAATGTTATTGGCACTGTTTGTAGACAATAAACTAAAAGTGCCAAAAATTATTCGGGATAAGGGAATAGAAGCAACAGAGTTTCTTTGCGGACCAGATGCGTCAGAATTTAATAATCCTTCTAATCGAAGAAGAAAACTTAGAAGCTTTATTGAAAAAGCAAAGAAATTAAAAGTTAAAAGAAAAACCAATGATTAAAGTTCGTGATCTTAATAATAATCTAGTCAATTGGAATCTTAACGGTTGTTCTGCGACTAATGCGGTAAAATCTAGTTATCATCTATCAGCTAGACAAATGATTAAGGAAATATATCCAACAATGCAGATTTTGGAAGAAGTTCCTATACATTTGCGTAGAAATGAGATTGCCTATCTAGACTTCTATATTCCTTTGCTTAAAAAATGTATTGAGGTTCATGGAGAACAGCATTATAAGTTTATTGCTCACTTTCATATTAATCCTATGGGATTCGTAAAAGCTCAAAAGAAAGATAGAGAAAAGGTAGATTGGTGCGATCTTAATAATATTTGCTTTGTCGAACTACCTTTTGATCAACAAGAAAAATGGAAGGAACTGATTATAAAATGAGTAACAGATCAGCCAAAGAAGACCTAGAAAGATGGGACTCTTTACTTGATGAATATGAGCAAAGTATTGGCTTACCCAAATATAAAGCAGATGGTTTACCAGAAGGCGAGCTTCAGAAGTATCTATCTATGGATAGAGACTTTATTGAGAAGCTGACCGCTGTTGACTGCGGTGAAATATCATTAAGATTAACTCAATTTGCATTTCACGTTCAAAGAACAATTAATAGAGAGATTGCTCGATATAATTGGGCAGAAGAGACTATCAAGGACGTTATTGCTGACGAAGTTCAACAACAAAAGGGTTATGGCTATATAGAGAAGTCTACTCAAGCAATAAAGCATAACGAGAAGGCTCTTTCTCTGAATAATATCAAAAAATATGCTAAACAGAGAATTGATAGATTGTCGTATATAGCTAATTGTGTTAAAAATCTCTCAGAAAATGTACAGAGTATTCAAATTAATAAGGTGAAGAATGGAACCTAGTCAAGACAAATTAGACACTTTGATTTCTTTATTACAGTCTTTAGTACCCGTTATTCAGCAGAGTGTAGCGACGAAGACAAAGACAAAAGCAAAAAAGAAGGTAGCTAAAAAGAAAGCTAAAAAGAAGACTGCTAAGAAAGCAATAAAGAAGCAGCCACAACCAGAATCAGAAGAAGATTCGTACATCGCTCCTAGTCACAATATTAGAACCAGAAGCCGTAAAAATTTTCGTGCTAATAATGAGCCTTTCAATAATAAATTTGATAAGATGTCCGAAGCTAGTATGCATAAGGAAGATACTAAAGTTGATAAACTATTAAGTAGATCTGATCCAGTTGCAAGAGTTAGGCCGGGAACATTAGTTAAAGTAGTTTGTAAAAAGTGCAGAGCAGAAGAGACAGTAAGTAATAAGTTACTTTATTCTGAATCGTCTGGATATAAGTGTAATAGGTGTTCTACTACAGAAGGGGATTGATTTATGGTTTTGGGCGATCCGTCATCAGAACGTGCAGTTTTGAGTGGAATTATTAACTATGGAGAAGTAGCCTTCTTGGATGTTTCAGACATTATCCAGGAAAGCTCTTTTACTGTTGATAGTAATCAGCTTATCTATAGATGCTTGAAGCATATATTTGAGCATCAGAATAAGCCTAATATTGATCTAGCCAGCGTCTATTCTGCCGCCCAAGAGCTAGAGATCTCTCATATATTAACGAAAAAAGAGGAAGCCCAGCATCTTAAAGCTATTATAGATTTTCCGGCCAATGTCGAAAACATCAGAAAGTTTGCAGCAAAGATCAGAAAACTAGAAGTAGCTAGATTGCTACATAAAAAACTTAAAGAGGCCCAGGATAAACTATTAGATATTAGTGGCGGCGAATCTATCTCCTCTATTATTAGTATAGCAGAAGATACTGTATTTAATTTTGTTTCCTCATTAAATAGTGATGATAATAGTCCTACATTATTAGCAGATGGTCTAGAAGAATTTCTACAATACTTGGAAGATAATCCAGTTGATCAAACAGGTATTTCTTCGGGTATGTTAAGATACGATAAGGCTATTGGAGGAGGATTTAGAAAAGGTACAGTAAACGTTATTGGGGCCAGACCAAAAGCAGGAAAAACAACATTATCTGTTAATATGGGTATGGCTATAGCAAAACAAGGTATTCCTGTTTTCAACTTGGATACTGAAATGAGTAAGAGAGATCACCAATTTAAGTCATTAGGTATCATGACCGATGTAGATATTACCTCAATTGAAACGGGGAAATTTGCCGAATCACCAATTAATAAGGCTAAGATTAAGGCTGCAACCCAAGAACTTAAAAAACTAAAGTTCCATCATAGAGTAATTGCGGGAACACCATTCGAAGAACAGCTTGCGATTATGAGAAGATGGCTTGTTAAGGAAGTAGGTCTAAAAGAAGATGGTACAGCTAATGATTGCGTGATATTCTATGATTATCTGAAGCTAATGGATAGTACAGGAGTCTCACAAGATATGAAGGAATATCAAGTGCTAGGCTTTATGATGACTGCTCTGCATAACTTTGCAGTAAAGTATCAGGTTCCTGTAGTGGCCTTTATTCAGCTTAATAGAGACGGTATCACAAAGGAAAGTACAGATTCGGCATCGGGATCAGATAGAATTATCTGGCTATGTAGTAATTTTAGTATCTTTAAGCGTAAGAGCGACGAAGAAATTGCCGAGGACGGACCAGATGCTGGAAATAGAAAGCTAATTCCAGTAATTGCCAGACACGGCGGAGGATTAGACGATAATGACTATATCAACTGTCATATGAAGGGCTGGTGTGGTCAAATAGTTGAGGGTAAAACCAAATTAGAATTGGGCAAGGGAAGTAAAACTCGTAACGAGGGCTTTGTAGTAAATGACAATGACAATGAAAATGAAGAAGACATCCCTTTCGAATGATCAGAATAAGCTAAAAATATTGTGCGACTTGGTATGTGACGATATTGAAAATCTACTTAAAAGTCTAGCTATTGAAGACTATAAGATGTTAGATAAAATGGTTATGATGAGTTGTCCCATTCATAGTGGAGACAATACTTCGGCATTTAATCTATATCACACAGGAGATGACTATAGAGGTAATTGGAAGTGCAGAACACATCAGTGTGAACGCACCTTCAAATCATCTATTTTAGGATTTATCCGTGGTAGACTATCCCGGATCAGATTCGGCTGGGAAAATGAAGGTGATAAAACCGTAACTTTTCAAGAGGCCATAAACTATGCTTCTTCTTTTGTTAATAAAGATTTAGATAGCATAAAGGTTTCTAGAAAAGAGGTAGAAAAGAACAGCTTCGTTAATGCTGTAAAACATCTAACTTCATCAGAGTCGCCAAAAACTAATAGAGTATCTCGGAATCTTATTTGCAAGAGTCTAGAAATTCCATCAAGCTATTTTGTTAGTCGCGGATTTTCTGCGGAAATTTTAACTAAGTATGATGTTGGAGAATGTGTTCAGCCAGGAAAAGAGATGTGTGATAGAGCGGTTGTGCCCGTATACGATTCAGAGCATCAATATATGATAGGGTGTTCTGGTCGAAGTACTTTGCCAAAGTGCGATAAATGTAATCTTTATCATAACTCTGATAGAGATTGTCCAGATAAGTACGAAGAGTATTTATTTAAAAAGTGGAGACACAATAAGGGCTTTCCTGCTGAAGATAATCTATATAACTTCTGGTATGCAAAAGAGTTTATTAAAAAGAGCGGCAGTATAGTTCTTGTAGAGAGTCCTGGTAATGTTTGGAGATTAGAGGAAGCTGGCATTCATAATAGTGTCGCTTTATTTGGATCTTCTCTCAAGGATAAACAAAGAATGCTATTGGATATCTCGGGAGCTATGAATATTATCACTATCATGGATAAGGATGTCGCGGGAGATAAGGGTAAGACTAATATAGAAGAAAAGTGCAAAAGAACCTATAATATTCGTCATATCGACATTGGAGAGGAATATCCTGATGTGGCTGAAATGACAGTGGAAGAAATCAACAATAAAGTTAAACCAATAATTGAAAGATTCAACGTATGATTTTAGGAATATCTGGTCGTAAACAATCTGGTAAAAGTACAGCAGCGAATATCATATACGGTATGTATTTGGTTTCTTTCGGGATTTGCGATAAAGTCAGAATAACGGACGAGGGTAAACTAGAAGTGTCAGACCTCAACGGAGACACCTCTTATGCGGGATTATTTGATCCTATTACAGCAGATAAAAATAATTGGATGATAGAGCGAGTTCTAAAGGCTGTTGATCCTGTACTTAAAGTCTATAGCTTTGCTGATCCTCTTAAAAAATCTGTATGTATGGATATATTGGGATTAAGTCACGAGAGCTGCTATGGGACTGATGAGCAAAAAAATACTCTGACTCATTTACGATGGGAAAATATGCCTGGAGTTGTTTGTATTGAAGATCATGAATGGACAACTATCTTTGATAGTAACCACAATGATAAAACCATTGATTATGCTTGTTCTGTATTAAATGTAGCTTATCATAAACCTGGTTTTATGACTGGTCGAGAAGTTATGGAGTTTGTTGGGACTAGTGTTTTTCGCAGAATATACTCTGATGTTTGGGTTAATGCTACTATCAATCAGATAAAGAGAGATAATACTAAATTAGCTATAATCTGTGATTGTAGATTTCCTAATGAGGTAGATGCCATAAAACAAGCGTCTGGTAAAGTAGTCAGATTAACGCGAGACCCCTTTAATTCTAGTTTTAGTAGCGAGTCCGCTTTGGATGTTGATAAGTATGATTGGGCAAATTTTGATTTTGTAATTGATAATAAAAATAGTGATATAATACACCAGGGCGGAGAGATCAAACGGATCTTAGAAAACTTAATATGATAATAACATACTTTAGAAGCTCGTCTTATAATGCTCATTCAATGTGCGAGCAACAATTTTATTTTGAATATGTATTAGGATGGCGAGGGCTAAGTGGGCAAAAAGCTGATAAAGGAAGTACTGTTCATAAGATTCTAGAGATTTTAGCTATAATCAAAAAAGCTCAACAAGACAATATAGCAGAAGTAGTTGATGATATCGTGGGAAAGATAGATGTTAATAAATATAGCCTAGACGATATTATAGATAAAGTCTATAAATACTATGTTGAGTCAACTCCTCATCATAAATGGATGCCAAGAGACTATCGAGACTGTAAGGGATGGGTCTATCAGGCCATAGAATTTAATAATGGGATGTTTGATCCAAGAAATCGTAATATCTTGTGTCCAGAGCAACATTTCGACTTTGAGATCAATAAACCCTGGGCGAAATACTCCTATAATATCAACGGAGAAAAACTAGAGGGTAATTTGGCTATGAAGGGTACTATAGACTTAATTACTAAAGTAAACGATAAGACCATAGAAGTAATAGATTGGAAAGGACTACCTTTAGAGACATTATTGCCTACTCCTCAAGGATGGACAACGATGGGAGAAATTGTAGTTGGAGATAAAGTATTTGATCAATATGGTCATGAATGTAAAGTCATCGGTAAATCTAAGATAAAAACAAAAAAATGCTATCGTATAAAATTCGATGATACCACCTCTGTAGTTTGTGATGATGAGCATTTATGGAAATTATCGAATGGAGAAACGATTTCGGTTAAAGAATTGTGTAATGGAGATACTATTAATGTATGTAAGCCATTAATATGTAAAGAAATAGATCTACCAATAGAGCCATATTTATTAGGAGTTTGGTTAGGAGATGGACGTAATCGCAGTTGTGAAATATCTAATAATGATATTCAAATTTTTGAAGAATTAAAGCGAAGAGGTCATTTATTGGGGCATATCAGAGACGATAATAGATCTCATGTAAAATACGCAACTATTCTAGACTCAACACATAAATTTAGAAATCTAAATCTACTTAATAATAAACATATTCCAGAAATCTATTTTAGAGCATCATTTCAGCAAAGATTAGATCTGCTAAGAGGACTAATGGATACTGATGGGAACGTTAATTCAATACGAAAACAAGCAGTTTTCACTTCTTGTAATAAAAAATTATCCGATGATATAAAATCGCTATTATTAACTTTGGGTCAAAGACCAAATCAAAGTAATATTAGTAGAGATACTAATTTCAAAAATAATGTTAAAATTTATCCAGTATGTTTTAGACCAATAGACATTAATCCATTCTTATTATCAAGAAAAGCGGATAGAATAGATCCGAATTGGGGGGCTGGTAAATCAAGTATTAGGAGAATAACAAGTATAGATAAATCTATAATTCAAAAAACCCAATGTATATCCGTTGATAGTCCAGATAATACTTATTTATGTACAGAAAATTTAATTCCAACACATAATACGGGACAAAGAAAAGACTGGGCAACTGGTGAGGAAAAAACTCAAGAAAAATTAGAAAATGATCCTCAATTAAGAATTTATCACTATGCAATTAGCCATCTTTATCCTGAAATAGAGCATATAATTTTTAGCATCTATTTTATTAGAGACGGCGGACCTTTTAGCTTGAGCTTTACTAAAGATGATATAGCTAAAACAGAAGATATGCTACGAAGAAAATTTGAAGCTATTAAATCGACTAAGCGACCTAAATTAAATAAGAGTTGGATGTGTACTAAGTTATGTCATTTTGGTAAAACAAATTTTGAAAATACCCACATAGAACCATTAGAAGAATATAGGGATGGTGAACGTTGCTCAAAAAATACTATAATGACAAAATGTGAGCAAGTTAAGCACGATATTGACTTGTACGGGATCGATGCTACAACTACTATGTACAAGCATCCAAAGCATGTGTTCGGGAAATATAAGGCTCCAGGGAGTATAGAATGACTAAAAGAGATTTTCAATTAAGAGATTATGCTAAAGAACGAAGTGAAGAGTTTAGCGAGACTGATTGGCCTGAGCCTCCGCAGAATAATCTGTTTGAAGATACCAGCATTTCTGCTTTGTATCTTGAAAAGATAGCTATTGCGATGTTTCATCAGAACATAAGGGGAGCTTCTTATGTTGAGGATATAGCCTATCAGCTAGATACTTTGGGGACGGATTATATTAGAGTTATCAAACAAAGAGATAAAGCTTTTGATCTCCTTAGAGACGCAATGTATAAAAATAATCTTACTACAGAAAAAATAATAAAAGTAATTAATGGTTTAGAAAAATGAATGATGATATAGTTATTCGTCTTCGAAAAACCCGTGCGGATATGATTGGCACAGATGACTGTGATCATTATTTTGATTGTCACGAAGCCGCAGAGGAAATAGAGAAACTTAGAGACAAAATAGTCGAATTAGAATTAAGATTAACTACTCGATTCACGATAAAAAATGTTTGCGTAGGCGATCTTTCTGACGAGGAGAAGAAATATATCGGAAAACTTGCAAAAGGAGACATTTGATGACTAAGAGAAATTTTCAAGCAAGGGAATATCAACAGGAAGAGTTGTATAACGATACTATACATAAAACATCACTAGAAGAAATAGAGAGTATGAAATCGAAGTCTTGTTCATCTCTAAGCGATGAAGAAAGATATGCTATACGATATTGTTTAAACGAAACATTCAGACACCTTGAATGGTACGATCCTCCAGAAATACAGGTTAATGGCGTTAAACTTAAAGAGACACTATCAAAGCTTTTGAAGAGGATGTAAAATGAATCATTCAATCTTAGAACAAATTGGTGTTATTGCAATAGCAGTTTCTATTGTTGTTTCAATAGCTGGAGCAATATGGAGAGCAATAACTATAACGGAACTTGAAGAAGCATTGAAACAAACTAATACAAATATAAAGCTATTGAATCAAAACATAATATATATTGAACAGAGACTTATTAAGCTGGAAAATCCAAAATGAGTAGAGCAACGGGTAAGATTTGTCCAAAACACCCAAATAGTAATTGGGAAGACCGCTACGGCGACGCTTTTTTTATGTGCGATATTTGTGCAAGAAAAGATATCAATCTTTGTAAGTGTGGCAGTCATGCTCGCTTTTTTGCAGAAGCCTTGATGTGTTCTATTAGTTGTGAATCTGAAACTTGTAAAGAACACATATATCATGTTGGATGTGAATTAGATATTCGGGAAGCGTGGAATAATGAACTACGGGGTTATATTAAGGGGCCATATGATGATTAAAAAAGGTTGTATTGCTAGGTGTAAAGCGGGGATGTTAGGATTAGTAACTGGCGATTCGCCCCAAATGACTCGTTATGGTAAAATGGCATGGATAGGAGTTCAGCTATCGCCAGATAAAGCTGGTGGCGAATGGTGTTCTCAAGATCCAGAATTTGTATACCATTCTATCGACTATCTTCTAGAAGACTTCAAGCTTTACGAAAAAGAAGACTGGGATAATGAAGACCTTTTGTATAAAGCCTGTGTAGAAAAAGGGCTAATTGATGAAGCTATAGAAGAAGCTCTATGTAAAGCTGGAGCGGACATGGTTTATGGTACTAGTGAATTAGTTAGATTCTTAGTAAATAACACTGGGCCTTTTTATCACGGAGAAACAAAATGATTCCAGAAGAATGGGTAAAATCTCATAAGACAGAGTTTCTGTTATTTGGCGTTCGATCAGAAGAGTTGAGTAGAGACGAATTACTAGCAGCTATTGGATGGCTAAACAGTCAGCTTGAATTTGAAAGACAAAATCATAAGTCGTGTATGGAAATATCAGCATTAGCGAGGAAGAGGGATTCGTGAAAAACTATTCTTGTTTACATACATATTCTCACTTCTCTTTGTTAGAGGGTCTGAGCAAGCCAGAGCATATTGCTGCTAGATGCAATAAAACTGGTATAGAAAGCTGTGCATTAACTGATCACGGCAATATTGCTGGTGCTGTTCAGTTCTATAAGAATATGAAAGAGGCTAAGGTTAAGCCAATCTTAGGTTGTGAGCTTTATATTAGCAAAGAAGACTCTCATATAAAGACTAAAGAGAATAAGGATCTTGGTCATTTTGTTATATTAGCAAAAAATCTAAAAGGATGGAAAACTCTGATCAATATCATTTCAGAGTCTAATCATCCAGATAACTATTATCATAAACCAAGATTAAGTATGGATAAGCTCCAAAAGTTCTTGGATGGTAATATACTTGGATATTGTGGTCACTTAGGTTCCACTCTAGCCGATCTGTTGGAAAGCTCTGGAGGTTCTATAGAAAATACTGGCTCAGAATATATAGCAAAAATGCGAGATTATTTTGGGGCGGATAACTTTTTCTTGGAAACACAGTTGATGGATCGTGAGCATACTCCTAAGCAAATAGAATTAACAGAACATATAAGAAGATTAGGTAGATTAACTAATACTAAAGTTATCTGTACTCCTAATGCTCATTACTGCGAACGAGAAGATTGTACAGATCAGCGGGTCTTATTGTGTAATAATTTGGGCACAACTTTCCCCGCGATTAATAAGAAGATATTGAACAACGAGCCGGTAGAATTAGATCACTTTTTCAAGTCTGATAATTTCTATCTACTTTCTCCAGAAGAGATGGCTAATCTTCACTCAGAAGAAGAGATTGAGAATACTAATTTAGTAAATAGTTTGTGTGAAGAATATAGTATCCTAAATAAGCCATTCTTACCAGCTTTTGCTTGTCCCAAAGGTCAAAATCCAGACGAATATCTAAGACAACTCTGTAGAAATGGATGGAGATCAAAGATTGAGGGAATAATTGACGAAAAAAATAAGGACAAGTATGTTGAAAGAGTCAAATATGAGCTACAGGTTCTTCAAGGAGCCGGATTATCCAGTTATTTCTTGATTGTTCAGGATATTGTGGACTTTGTGAGATCTAAGAACTGGCTTCCGGGACCGGGAAGAGGGTGTTTTGTTCCTGGGACTCCAGTAAGATTAGCTGATCAAAGCGTCAGACCTATCGAAGAGATCAAGATAGGAGATAAGGTAATAGATGCTTATGGAAACCAGCAAGATGTTTATAACATCCTACAGTATGATATAGAGGAAGATATAATAGAGTTAGAGTTCGAGAATGGAGTGATTATTAGATGTACTAAAGATCATAAGTTCTTGACAAAGAATAGGGGATGGGTAGAAGCTCAATATTTAGATGAGTATGATGATATTGTAGAAGTTTAAAAAGAACCTCATCCTGGTCCTCCTGGTGTATATCCTATCAATAGGAGGAAAAACCATGAAAGAGTTAACCTGCGAGATTCTACGAGACTTGGATTTTAATTTTACTGGACTTTCCAATAAGCCTCTGAAAGATAAGTGTATCAAATGTCATGCTTTCTTTGAATATAAAAAACTCAAGAAGTTCCTAAGAAATAGGCTAACTTTACCCTTCTCAGAATGGTGTCGCTGTCAAAAATGCTTTCTAAAACATAGGACCGGAGATAATCCAGAGTGGATAAGTAAAAATAGAGAATCGCAGCTTATTAGCCAAAATAAACCAGAGATTAAAAAGAAAAATGCTTTAGCGGTTTCTAAAAGCTGGACTCCAGAAAAAAGAAAAAAGGCATCAGAAGATCTTAAAGAGAGATGGAAGAATGATATTGAATTCGCAAATAAAGCTAAAAGTAATCTAAAATATGACACGAATCAGATTAAGAAAAGCTTCGGAGTAGGTGGCCTCAAAGGGATTTATAAGAAGATATACTATGATAGCGCTCTAGAATTATCTTATTTATTATGGTGTGAAGATAATAATATTTCTGTTAAAAGATATGACAAAGATCCTATATCCTATATTTTTCAAAATAAGTCTAGATTATATTTTCCTGATTTTATCGTAGATAATAAATTAGTTATTGAAATTAAGGGCAAGGGACTATATTTTGCTAAAAATAAAGAAAGAAATTTAGAAAAAACTAAAGAAGCAATAAGGATATTAGGGGATCAATTTTTGATCATATTTGATCAAGAAAAAGAAGTCAAAACAAACTATAAGAAGGCTAGAAGACTACATCATGCGATTAAAGAGAAAAACAATAATTAAGAACTATACGGGCAAGGTCCATGACATCTCCGTAACTAACTCAGCGTCGTACAACGTGGCAGGATTGGGCGTCCACAACTCCGCAGCGGGCTGTCTAGTCTCGTATTTAATTGGTATTACCGCAATCGACCCGATTCCTTACGATTTAATTTTCGAGCGTTTCTACAATGCTGGCCGAAATACAAAAGACCGAATTTCAATGCCAGATATTGATGTTGACGTTCCAAAGTATGCCAGAGAGGCCGTTATTCAGTATATGAAGGATAAGTATGGAGATAGTAAGGTCTCTCAAATGATTACTTTTAATACTATGAAAGGTCGCGGGGCAGTTAAGGATGTTTTGCGAGCATATGGTAATACTAATTTTGAAGAAATGAACAGAATAACCAAGTATATACCTGACGAGTCTAAGATTTCTGACGAACTACAAGAAATGAAAGATGCTACTGGAGAGTCATCTATTATTCAGTGGGCTTTGGAAAATAATGTTGACAAACTTAAGGAATGGTGCTATATATCTGATGATGGATCATTAGCTGGTCCGCTCGCTAAAAGATTTGAACAGGCTATTCGTCTAGAAGGGACTAAGGTTAATCTTAGTAAACACGCTGCTGGTGTTGCTATTAGTAGCGAAGAATTGAGAAATGTTTGCCCCCTAGTGTACGATACAAAAAAGGGAGAAGTTTTAGCGGGAATGGAGATGGTGGACTTGGATGCTCTAGGAATCTTAAAACTAGATATTTTGGGTATAACAATGTTAGATAAGGTTATGAATGTTTCCTCTATGTTAAGAATGGGAGTATAAAATGGAAAAGACGTTTGCTCAAGTACAGGTTGGCGAGAATTTTTCGGTCAACGGACTGGAATATACTAAAATTGAAGCAGTAAAGGTTAGCTGCTGTCAATCAGTCAATGCCGTAGCAGTAGGTAATACCTCTAATAGAACTTTTTTCGCAGAAGATAAGGTGGTGACCGTAAATGGCTAATCAGCAAAAATTTTGCGTTTTTGATTTTGAAACAGATGGAAAAGATCCAGAAAAATGTAGTCCTGTACAGGTAGCAGCAATTATAGTTGATCCAGTAAAGCTGGAGATTGTGAAAGATTCAGAATTTAACATCAATATGAAGCCTTTAAGTCTGGAAGAGAATCCAGAGTTTACTTACGAGGGCGACGATGTTTTAGACTTTCATGCTAAAGTAAAGGGTTGTGCCAGATTAGATGTTTTGGAAGCCTGGAGAAAATATCCAAAGCAAGAAGTAGGATGGAAGCAATTCACCTCATACTTGGACCTGTATCATACTAGATCAGAAAGAAAGTCTTGTTTTTCTGCTCCTATTGCTGTTGGTTGGAATATCAATAAATACGATCTGAAGATCATTGAGAGGCTTAGTAAGCAATATGGTAATGTGAATAAAGAGGGAAATAGTAATGTTTTCTATCCAAGAGACGTTGTTGATGTTATGAATGTAATGTTTTATTGGTTCGAAGGAAACAGTAAACTTAAAAACTTTACATTAGATCATGTTAGAGATTATTTCGGTATAAGCAAAGTAGGTGGTCACGATGCGTTGAAAGACGTTAAAGATACCGCTGAGATTATGATTCGCTTCTTGAAGTTGCATAGAAATCTATCGAAAAAGATTACTTTTGAAAATTCTTTTGTTAAAAACCCTGGACTAACAGTAGATTAATAATGGCTGAATATTATACTTTTGATTGCGGCTGTAAATTCAAAATTTTGGGTAAGTCGGGGGGCGAATTACCCTTGATAGATTATTCAGGAAAAATTGAAGATACTCCATTAGATTGTAGTCGAACTTGGTCTCTCATATCTGATGGTAATACCAAAGGATGTTTTCAGTTAGAGAGTAGACTGGGGCAAACTACAGCAAAAAAGTTAAAGCCTACTGATATTTCTCAATTATCTGCATTAATTGCAATTATTAGACCAGGATGTATATCTGGGGACACTAGAATCTCTATCAATAAATATATTCGTCCCGATGGTCGTGATTACTTTAAAAAAGTTGCAATCAGAGAGATAGCTAAGAATCCAGAAAAATATCCAAAACTTATCTCATATGATGAAAATACCGGTAAATTTATTAGTAATGAAATGATTAAAGCCTTTTATACTGGCGATAAAGAATGCTTTAAGGTTACTATTAGATCAAATGAGAGAAAAACAAGTAGTTTTGGCTATAGGGAATATAAGTTAGAATGCACGGCAGATCATGAACTTTTGACTCCTAGTGGTTGGAAAGCCTTAAGAGATATTAAGCCAGGAGAAAGAGTACTTGTTACTGGTAGAAAAGGGACAAAGAAACCAGGACTAGGAAATAAAAGCTTTAAACAAAGATGCTATAATAACTATATCCAAAAATGTATATTTTGTGACTGGAATACTGGATCATTAGACGTAAATCATATTGATGGAAATAGGCACAAAAATAACAATCCAGATAACCTTTGTTATATGTGTCCTAATCACCATCGGGAATTTACAGAAGGATCAATTTCTAAAGAGAGTGTTCACCAAAGAAGATTAGAGCATAAACTTCCTTATAGCGAGGGTAAATGGCATCAGTTAGTGGATAAAGTATCTGTTGGAATTAAAGATGTCTACGATATTTCTATGGCAGCACCATATCATAATTTTATTGCTGGTGGGGTAGTTGTTCATAATTGTCTTGAATCCATCCGAGACGGTAAAAATGTTACTTCTCACTTTATCGATAAAAAGAATGGTATTGAGGAGGTAGATTTTTATCATGAAGCATTAACAGAGATATTGTATAAGACATTCGGCGAAATGATCTATCAAGAGCAGGCGATGCAGATTGCTCAAGCTATTGCGGGTTTTAATCTTCAGGAGGCTGACTCTCTTAGAAAAGCTATTGGTAAGAAAAATGCAGAAGGTATGGAAAAGATCAAGAAGCCTTTTATTGAAGGAGCAATCAAAGCTGGATTAGTAAAGCAAAATGAAGCAGAAGAGATTTTCGGTTGGATTCAGAAGAGTCAAAGATACTCTTTCAATGCTAGCCACTCTGTATCATATGCTTTTAATGCTTATCTATGCGCTTATGCAAAAGCTCATTTTCCAAAAATATTTTTTGCTTCTTACTTAAAGTTTGCAAAAGATAAAATGGATTCTCATAAAGAAATCAAAGAATTAGTTAGAAACGCAATAGAGATGGATATAGTAATTGCTAATCCTGATCTTAGACTAATGAATAGAGAGTTTTTACTTAAGAATAAAATCATATATTTTGGATTAACAGATATTAAGGATGTTGGAGACTCTGTATTTAAGAAATTAGAAAAATTAATGGAAAAATACGAAATAGCCTCACTCAATTGGATTGAGCTTCTAAAGAATATCTTATTAAAGATAAATTCTAGAGCAGCAAAAGCTCTGATGAGTAGCGGAGCTTTGGACTATATGAGAAAAAATAGAACAGAGATGTTGTTTGAATTTGACCTATTATCACAATTAACAGATAAGGAATTAGGCTTATTTAACGATGCTGCGGATAAAGATAATACTTTGACGATAATTAAGTATCTTGAAATAATGTTATCTTCTAATCTAGTCACTAAAAGAAGAGTTCCTACTATTCAGTCTTT